ATTGTTTAGCGTTTCAATCGCAATGACGTTGGCCGCAGGTCGAGGCCATTGCCTTCCATTTGTTCCGTTACGAAAGCCCCAAAAAGAAGTTCCCGATTGGTTAAACATCAAAAACTCTCGGTTTGCGGTTGTAGATCGAATGGCTAAAGCCACTTGTCCTCCACTATTAGTTGATGAACCTATCAACATTGTGGAAGTAAGCGATACGTTTGTTGAGGTTAGAAAGTTTGTAAGAGTGCTGGTAAGGCGATTCGGAGAAGCACTTAAGACCATCGGCTGTCCACCAGATATATTTGTTTTGAACGTAGGTCGCGCAGTCGATGTGCCGCTATAGGTATGTGTATTGGTTCTGCTTGGCCATGCATCAATCGGATCGTTATTGGCAAAATTCAAATAGCGCGCATCAAGAACGATAGCCGCGCCAAAATGGGCTGGATTCAAGTGTCTTTGACGCGCTCTCATTAGTTAAAGCCAATTTCCACGCCAAGCAGACGGGCGTCCACGGCAAGCGAGTCGCCACCCGCATCAGCATCGCGGTATATCTGGAACTGAACAGGCGTGTTAGCCGCTGGCGTCCCGCCGATGGTAACGGCACTGGTCGCCGCCGAAACGTGCATGTCGTTTGCTGCCAGCAATGTATCGGTCGTCGTCTGTGCGGTCCCTGCCGCAGTATCAAGCGCATCGTCGTTAGCGAAAGCGCGTGCTTGGATGCCCCAGATCACATCGCCGCTGCCCGAAGCTGCAGTCCAGTAAAAGCGAGCGGTGATCGTTCCGCTATTGTAATTGGACGGCATCACAACGAGAGCTTGAGCAAACTCGTCCGTGCCTGCGTCGAAAAGCAACTCGTCGAAGTTTTGGCGGTTGGTTGCCGTCTCGCGGCTGTCCACGCCGCAACCGTTAGTGGTTCGAGGAATAAATGCCGAGGCGGGAATCCAGAGATTTGTGCTACCGCCTGCGGGCAGAGTCTCCAAGAGCGCGATGGTTCCGCTGGCGTTAGGCAGTGCATAGGACACGTTGGCGGTCAACGAGCTTGGGCGTGTTATAATCGCAACATTGCCAACGCCTTGATCCTTTAGTGTAATTCCTACAGAATCAAGAACGATATTGTCACTCTGACTGCCTGTAGTTGAGCCGACAACCAAAGAGCCAACTGCGCCATTCTTAGGATCAACGCGAATCGTCGTAAAGTTTCCTGCCGCTGGCGTAGTGTTGCCAATAGCGGCGGGAGCCGCAAAATTCACGCGAGCATTGTCGAGGACGCCGCTGGTGATCGCGCTGGCGGCGTGGGTGTGATTGCCCTCTGCAAACTGCCCTGCCGCAGTCCCAAAAGCCCCCGCCTCGATAACGCCGCTCGTGCCTGTTTTAAGCGGGAGTCCGCTGGTCGTGCCGATGGCTCCAGCGTTTGTTAGGTTGCCGTGTGTGTGGGAAAGTGGCGTCCTTGCATCACTTAACCTTGAATCATTCCCCTCTGCTGCCGTGCCTGCCGTAGTGCCGTAGGAAACGCTTGCCGTGATCGTGCCGCTCGTCGTAATCGGACTGCCGCTGATAGAAAGCCCGGTTCCTGCCAGCGCAACGCTCGTCACCGAGCCGCTGCCGGATGCTGCCGCTGCCCATTCCGTGTCGTAGTTACTGCCGCTGGCCTTCCGCAGAACTTGGCCCGTTGTTCCGCCGACTGGGACGCCTTGGCCGTTGGCTCCAGTTGCACCCGTTGCGCCAGTTGCCCCGGCTGCACCCGTCGCACCCGCCGGCCCGACCAGCGGCAGCGTAACGATCACTTCCTGCGGCGAGGGCGCGCCAACCGTTACCGAGTTGGTGCTCAAGCTAACATCAACTTTGTAGTAATTGGCCATGTTAAGCGAGCGGTGCGGTGCGAGTGGTCACGTCCTGGCTAACGGTCCAAAGCCCACCAAAAAGCGTGAAGATTTTGGCCGAGGAGTCCTTGAGCTGGACATCGTAGAACCGCCTGCCGTTGGTCGCGTTGTCGCTGGTCAACAGATCAAAATGCGACAAACCGCCGGCTGCGTTGTCGTGCGATGTGACCTCTTTGCGAATGACGGCTGCGCTATCGGCGTCAGTCAAAGCGTTCTTCACAGTCAGAAAAAGCGTTGCCCCGGTCAGGCTATAGGCCGTGCCGTCTGCGCTGGCCACGGTCACATCGAGGCGTCCCGAGTCGCCGCGCACCCAGAACAAATCAGCAGTCATGGAATTGCAGGAGGTGCTCATTTATTGCGATCCCTCCAGGCTTTTCGGGCGGACATGGCTGCGATAAACAGACCTAAAATTAGCGCGCTTACACGCATTCCCGTCTCAAGTTGCGGGAGCAGACTGAAAAGCACAGTGCCGAGGCTGGTAGCCACGCCGACAAATGGCCGCGACAGAAATTCTATTGGGTCGTGGAGGCTCATTGAGGAAGCCGATCGGCCCGCAAGAACGATCCTGCGCGGATGGTGTTGGTGTTTGTGGCAACGCTAGAACGGAAGGTAACGGAGATGCTTCCGGCGTTCGTCCCGGCCAAAACGTAGAACTGTTGCGGCAGCGATCGCGCAGTTGTTACCGCCAGTGCGTTTTCGTTAGTAAGCGCGTTGGTGCTTGGTGTGTAGACGCTTGACGAACCGTTCCAAAGGCCAAAAACAGTTGCGTTGCTGGCAACCACGGTCAGGGCTGTGCTGGTTGAAGCAGCTTCAAGCGTAGGAACAAACGTGACCGCATAACGCGCATTAGCCTGAGTGGCGAAAGTCAGGTTGCTAATAGTGACAGCATTGGTCTGGTTCGTAATTGACAGGTTGTTTGTCAGCACGCTGAAAACGGTTGCCGCGAAGCGGTTGGTCTGCGCGCTGGCGGTAGCGGCAGCGGCAAGAAGGAATAGGATGGCGAGGTATTTCATATTGTTAGGTGGTGATTAGGCCGCCGTCATTGGCGACTGAAAGTGTGTAAGCGGTGCCATTTGCAGACCGCATGGCCAGTCCTGTGGGCGCGGAGGTGGCCTCGGACGCAACCACCGACTGAAGCAGGCCGTCATTGTCAGCAGAAAATGCCCACACCGTCCCGTTGGCGCTGGCTAGGCGAAAGCCGCTTGCCACGATCTGCACCAGGGCTTCGCCCTCGGAGCCGCGAATCACGTCGTTATAGACGATTGCGGCAGTCGGCAACGTGCTGGAAGTCGTGCCGCTTTCGCTCCACTGAATTTCCACTTTGAGCGTCACGCTCTCCTCGTCATCAGTGGGGAACTCCGCATCAAGGTTTGCGGTATTGAGATTGAGGTCAAACTGGTAAACCGTAGCCGTGCCTGTGCCTGTTTTTGTGAACGAGGCGTCATTGGCCAAAAAGTCCCCGGCAAAGGTCTTTTTAAGGCCCATCTGCCCGCTTGCCCCAGCGGCGAGCTCCACCACCGCGCCGGATCGCACAAACTGAACTTCGACCGGCACGACATCGCGGCGGGTGAAAGACAGCGTTGTCACCCGCTGTAAAAGAACTGGTGAAACAACGAACTCGCGGCTGTCTAGGTTGACGTAAACGCGCATGGCCTTGCCCTCGCCCACCGTGTCAAAGCGTCAGCGGCTCTCTATATCCCAGTGAAAAGGAAACCGATACGGCCCAACCCGCTCCTCGTCTGGGTTTTCGGGATCGTAGGGATGCGACGGCATATTCAATATTGCGGCCTCGCGGTGGCCGTGGCATGGCGTAAAGCCGTGGTAAATGCCCGGCGGGATGGTCAAAAGCTGCGGGTGGTCGGCGGCAAGGATGACGGTCTGTGACTTGCTCGTGGTCGCGTCGAACAGCCCGACCTTGGCCGCGCCGGCCACGCAATACCAGCGATCCCACTGCCGAGCGTGCTTGTGCCACGCTTTGATTACCCCTGCTGCTGCCGTGGTCAAGTAGGCTTGGCCGAATCCGTGCGCGTCATCGGTGGCGCGGAAAATCTCGGTCAGGCGTCCGCGCTCATCGAGGTGCGTTGTGAGTTGGCGGATGTCGGCTAACATGGGCAGCCCAAAATGTTCCACCATGTGCGTTCAAGGATTTCGCCGCTGCGCTCCGTTTTACGCGCCAAGGCTTGCACGTCCTTATACCACTGAAGCGGCCTGCCACGGATTGCATCCCGGCTGGCGGCAAACTGTGCGCCGGGCCGCCACCAAACCCTTTGCATATCGAGCTGGCCTAATTGCTTCCAGAATTTGCCACAAAATTCGGCCTCTGAACCAATGGCATTCGGGTTGTCGGTTTTTGGCAGGGTGCAAAAGGTTACAGCGCCAAGGCTTTCAACCACCTCTTTGAAGTCGTGGCAATGGTCTTGAGGGTGGCCTTGCAGAAACACAGTGACCTCGGCCAACGTGTCGTAACGCCAGATAATGTGGTTTAGCCACTGCTCGGCCTCCCTGCCTTTTGGACAGTTGGCGGCGTCCTTTTCAACGTGTGCGCTAATTTCCTTGGTAGGATCAGGCTGGCGGGTCAGTTCTGCCATTTCGCGCACGAAAGCCATGACGGCGCGCATTCGGTCAAGCTGGGCATAAAGGTCTTCGCCGTGGTGATGCTGGCCACGGTTGACCTTGTGCGCGCTGGCCTGCGTAGGCTCCCCGCAGCGGTAAATCGTTGCCATAGGCCGCCAATGGTCGGGCAACCAATCAATCCGTTCGCGGTGGGCTGCAATGACGATTTCTTTTTGCATCAGCAGGGCATCCAAGGTTGCTGCCGCTGCCGCAAATGGCCGCGGTATTCGCCCTCCGTTTCGTGATACGCCCGGTGGTGGACTACCTCGCCCTTGGCATCCCTCTTAACGTGGTCGGCTGCCGTGTGCGGGATAGCGGCAATGCAAAGGCCGGCGGGATGCCATCTGTGCCAGCAAAGGAATAGGTCTTGCGTGCCTTTGCCCTGGTAGCCTTCAAAGCTGGCCAAGGCCAGCGCACGGGCAGACATCAGGGTGCAGCCAAGGCCGCACCAATCGCTTGGCACAATGGCCCCTTTGCCAATTCCAGGGTAGGCAAAGTCCATCCAGCCGCGCCGCCTCCAACCGTGTTTGCCGCTCACTTCAAAGACGTTCCCGTCTGGTGGGCATTTCTTCACGCGCTCGGCCAGACGCCCGAGCCGCTTACCTTCGCGCTCCCCGATGGCTTTGTCCTGGCAATCCTTGAGCCGGGCGCGGCAAGCCTCTAGGACGCGGACAAGTCGCGCTGGCAGCTTGCGCTCCTTTTCGGTGAAGTCCTCGGCAATGGGATTCTGCGGACTGCCGTTGCCTCCCAAGAACAAGCCATTGGGGTAAGTGACCGCCGCCACCTGATAGTAAGGCGACCCGTCCTCAGTAGGCATGGCCAGCGCCCACTCGGCCACTCGGAGAGCATCTGGTGGGACAAGGTTGTCGGCCTCGACAGACCACAAGGCCGTGGCTCGGATCTTTCTCGCTGCGGCGAAAGCGGCCCCTTGAAGCGCTGCAATCCGCATTTGTGCTGGTTCTTTGTAATCCTTGCCCTCTACCCCGCCGTCCTCCATTGGCAGGGCAATGGCTTGGATGCGCCAGCCCTCGGGCAGTTCGTGGCGAGCCACCTCAACGGCAGCCTTGGCCTCTTCACTTTGGTCAGTAGCCAGGATAAAGTGCGCCTCGGCGTGGTGGCCGGCGGCGGCGGCAATTCGCCTTAAAAACTGCGGCCAACAGTGGAAGTAACTTTTGGTTGCGTATGTCGCTATTGCCAGCACTCGGCAGCGGAAGCCGTGTCAAAGCTCGGGAGGCATGGCTGGCGGCAGGGCCGTGCTGTTGCGAAACTCAACCCAAGTTAGCGGGTTTGCGTTGGTGCTTAAGGCTAAGTTTCGCACGTCTTTGATTGGTTGCCACACCGCCACTGACTGCGACAACCCCGCATTAACGACACTGGCCGCGCCGTTGAATCTGGTGGTTTGCCCATCTACCCTGTTCTTGTAAACGCCTGGCTGCGCGGTCTGCACAAAGGTTTCGCCATCGCCGGCCGACCCTCCAAAGTGTCCGATAGGCTGAGAAAGCGCGACCGTTTGCGTTGCTCCCTCCACGCCGATGGCCGCGCTCTTTGTAGTCGCCTTGCTCGTTGCCCCGTCGATTGAAGAAACGGCGGTTGTTGTAGTTGTCCAAGTAATCCGACTGCCCTCAATTGTGCGGTGCTCATTAGTCGCTGGAAACATGGTGGTTGCCAGCCGGTGTCCGCCGTCCAAGGCATAAAGGTCGGCAAAGAAAACATTGCCAACCGAGGTGGCGTTTGCCGTGATCCAGCCACCGACCGCGCCCTGCACGTCTGCCCCGCTGGTTCCGTATTTAACTTGTTGAGCCTGCCCGCCTGCCCCTATGGCTGCGCGGACGGTAGGTAAAACCGTGTTGGCCGTTACGCCGCTTGAACTGAAGCTGGCGAATTCTGTTATTACAGTGCCTGTGGCAAAGTTTATTAGGCCGCCTTCGGTTCCAGAGGTGCTGTCTGAGTAGCTTTCCGTTTGGGCGGCTTGAATCGTTTGAATTAGCGTGTAGGTCGATACGCTTTCCACCGCAGCATGAAAAGTCAGTGTTCCGACCCTGCGTGTAACCACAGTTGAGTAAGCGGCAAAGTCTCGGGCCGTTACGGTGCTTGTCGTGCCTCCGTGCGTTTCGTCTATCTGGAAGTCTAGGTAGTTCGTCCCAACGGTGCTTTGCACTGTCGTAAGTCCTACAACAGTCAGGGTTTCGGTAACTGGCGGAAAAGACACATAATAGGCGGTTGTTGCGACAACGGAAGTTGTTCTGCTGTTGGTCATCACAAACAAAGACGTTGACTCAATAAGCTCGATGGAAGAAGTCGGGCGCGTCGAGTGTGCCGAAAATTTATCTTCCGTGACCAATCTTGGAGAAATGGTCAGTCGTGTGCTTGATGCGGCTGAAGCGGTTGCCGCACTAAAAGAAGCCACGTTGCTAATTGTCTGCGTTAACACATAAATGACTTCGGCCAGCTCTGGCCGTCTAGTGTTAGCTTGAAATACGGTATCGGGCAGCGCCGTTAGCGTAATCGTTTCTTCAAGGTAGGTGGTGGCATCAACGGTTTCTGTGCTGGTGGAAAGCGATGTTCCAAGGCTTGTTGTCTGGCTGCCTGCTGTCTGAAAAAATGCAACGCTTGTTTGGTCGCTGCCGTAGGTATTTGTGGAAGTTGTCCAAATTGAGTTGAAAGGGCCGTCTTCTGTGATAACCGCCGTCACCTCATAGACCTGCTCAAATGTTTCGGTTGTGCTCGTTTGAATCTGTGCGGTGTTTGCGCTTGCCGTAGAAAAAGAGCTAGAGGTGGAAAAAGAACTAGAGTCTAAGTTTGTCGAAACTGCCGTTGTGGTTTCCAGTTCGTCGTTTGTGTTGTATTCTAAGCCGCTGTTGTTAATGGTTCCAGCCGCGATGTAATTCTCACTGCTTGAGGAGGATGAGGAGGTTGTGCCTCCTGAGATTCCCACTACGGTTTGACTGAAATATGTATAAGTGGTCAGCCCTGATCCTGTTGCGCTGTCGGTCTGGCCTTCAATCGATCCGCTTAAGTTATAGCTGCTTTCCGAAAAGCTAGACCCCTCGACAACGGTGCTACCCGTTAATCGCGGCACGCTGCCTTGAATCGTCCAGTCGATCATGGCCCGAGGACATAATAGATGTCGTAGGGCGATTGGCCGGGGGAGGCCGCAGGCTCGGCGCTAGTGACCAGCCACGTCCTCGTTGCCAGCACAATATGCCCCGAGCCTATCACCCGATAGGCTTGGCCTTCAGAAAAGAGCCCAAACAAGTATTGCACAGAGCTTGCAATGCCAAACTCCACCGGCTGCTGCACGGTGGGCGCGGTGCCGTTGATGACGATGGTAACGCCAGTAACAGCCTCCCCGTCCGTGGCAATCACGGCCTTGGCATACCACAGCCCCGTGCCGGGATAGGTAAATTCCTCGTCCCAATTTGCAGGCAAGATGCCGTTGAGGGTTCCAGGGCGGACACGGATCAGGTAAGGCGGTGTTTCGTCTTCGGGCGAAGCCTCGGGATCTACTTGGGCCTGCAAGTCCCAGGGCTGCGGGGTGCTTGGGGTAGAGCTGCCTCCGCGAGGTAAAGACGCGGCAAGACCGATGTAGGTGCCTGTGCCATCTTGCCGCACCGTGATCCCGCGCTCACCCTTTGGTTTGTTACGCTTTATCTCGGTGATGATGGCATTCAGTCTCTCGGACCCAAGCTCTTTAGTCAGCGGACGGCCAGGCGTGAACCGAATGGAATCGAATTGCGACATAAGCTCACCACGAATAAAGCGTTTGCACGTCGGCCCACCCGCTAAAGTTTAAGGTGTATTCTCGCGTTACCTCATAGCGGTCGCCAATGGGAGAAGCCGTGACGGCGGTGCAAATCCAAAATGTGTCGTTAGGGGCGTTTAGCTCGGATGGATTGGCCACCTTGGCAATGATGTTGAGCGACGGCAAATTTGATTCGACCTCGGTAACGCGCCCGACTACGGCAGGAGCCAAGACGTATTCAATTTTGCGAGACAGGAAGGAATAAAGAAGCTCTTGGTCGGGGGTAAATGAGGTCAGAACTGCGTCCGAGCCTTGATCAACTGCCTCTTGAACTTGGACAACCTGCGCGTCGGTCATCGCATCAAACTTTGCGTGCGTCTGAATCGGAACTTCTCGGGTTCCGCCGGTCAGCTCTATGCGCTTGCCGTATTGGTTGTAGCTGGCCCCGCCGTCGCCGGCTCGACTAAACTCAAAAACTCCCCGCTGGATGCCGCCTGCCTCTTTTGTGATTGTCGCGTTGGTTAGCGGAAATGAAGAGGCCGGCGCTGTGGGTGTGGCCCCATCTGTGGTGACAACCACCTTGCGCTCGATCTGACGATCTCCGCTGTCGATAAACCCGCCGCCTGTTGTTTCAAATTGTGACATGGTTAGAACTCCGATTTCATTACGAGTGTGTTGGGATTTTTAAGCAGGTCCACGATTTGCTTAATAAAATCGTTTGACCGCTTAAGGGATTCGGCTGTCTTGTCCTCCGGGCGGGCGTTAACAAATTCATCCGAGGCAAAGCCGATGCGCTGCAAGCCAGAAGCCGCCGAAACTCCCGCGCCTTGCTGGCCCCCAAGTGCCTGCATTTCTTTGGAAATTCTTTGGGCCTCGGCAATGCCTTGGGCTCGGCCTGCAAAATCGTCGGGGGCAAGACTGCTGATGCTGTCAAGCAATGCGGACTGCTCTCCTTGGAGCAAGGCGCGGCGCTCTTCGGGAGTCTGCGCGCTGCGCTTGAGCCCAGCCAAAGATTGCGCGTCGCGGTCGGCGGCCTTTTTGCGCCGGTCGGCATCTTTGCTTGCTTGCTCGGCGTCCCTGCGAACGCTTTCCCGCTCGCGGTTCAGTTCCTCAATGCCCTCAAAGCTGCCTGGCCCGAGCTGCTTGCCGATCACGTTGCCAGCGCGAGTGCCAGATTCCAGTTTTTGCTGCCGCTCTTTTTCGCGGGTGATTTCTTTTTCGGTGTCTAACCGTTTTTGGGCAGCCTCTGCCGCATCTTCTGCCGCAATAACGGCATCAAGCTCGGCCTTTAGTTTTGCTGAATCTGCGGGGCTAACTTTTGCGGCTTCTAGGGCAAAAGCCAAATCTTGGCGGCGCTGTCTAACTTCTTGCGCTCTTTTGACTGCATCAACCCTTTCAGGATCTCCCCCAGCACCAGCAAGTTGCTCTGCCTGTGACCGCTGAAGGGCTAAAGATGCCCGCAGGCTTTGCAGCGACTGCTCCTGTTGGGCTTTTTGGTTTTTTTCTAGCGTCTTTTGAACTGTATCGCCCCCAGTCAATCCAGTGAATGCGTCGGCAATTCGTGCAAAAAGTTGCGAAGGTCTGCCGCTAACCGCATTGCCCAGTGCCTCACCAACCCCCTTGCCGAGATTTTTATCAATAGTCTCGCCAGTTTGCTCTGCCAGAGATTGCAAATTTTCAAATGAAGAAATAGCTCCACTAAGGGTGCTTTGACTTCCTGCTTTTGCCAGCGACTCTGCAAACTGGTCTTGAATTTTTGTGGCAGCAACAACCGTGTTGCTCAAGGTATCAAAAGCAGAGGCGATGACCTTGCCAACCGTAGCCGCCACCCCGATTAGGATTGCAAATCTCCCAATGACGCCACCGATGCCCCCGGCAAAGTCTTGTGCTGGCGATGGGTCAAGTGCCTCTTGAGCTGATTGCCTAACTCTCTTCAGCTCCTCCTGCATTTGCCGCAGCGGCTCAAGGCCGTAGTCGCCAATGTCTATGTTAAAGGTGGGGGCCACCCGCTCTTGCGCCGGCTGCCGTGCGGGCATCTGCATGGCCGTCTGCATCTCCTTCTGCGCCTGCCCTGCAAATTGGCGCACTTCGGCTAGCGAGGCTTGCAACCCGGTTTGCACCTCGTTCTGAGCTGTAATTTTTACTTTTACTTCAGCCATTGTCTTCGTCCTTACCCTCGATGTCAGAAGCTGCGCCCTGCTGTTGCTTGAGTTTTTGACGCAGGATGGCGACTCGCTCGGAATCGGTCACAATGTCCAAGCGTGAGCCGCTTTCGGTTTCGTAGCCAGCCGCCTCATACCAGGAGGCCACACCAACTGAAGTCTGCCATGCCTCGCGCTCGCTCATACCGAGGCGCATCAAGCGCACGGCGGTTGAAATCTGATGCGGGATGCGCGATGGCTCGGCTCGGCTTTCGCCCGCCTTCGGCGCTTTTGTCCAAAGCTGCGGTGGTGTGCAGAAGTCATCAACAAAGACCTTCCAGCGGGCCACCTCTCGCTCAAAATCGGCATTGCGGGTGCGATAGCGCCACCACAGATTGCGCGCCCCGCCAAGGCGAAGGGCGGAAAGCGGCGGGTTGGCGCAGATCCACGCGGCCACACGCAACTCCTCGGGCGTGCCGAGGCGTCCGTGGTAAAAAGGATTGCCGAGACTTTCTAGGACAAAGGCGTGGCCGAGCGACAGCGGGCGCATGGCGAGGCCATACACCTTGTGACTCGCGTTTAAGAACGCTTCTGCGGCCAGGCTATCCATAGCCCTTGGCGGTTACGATCCAGAAAAGGCAACCGTGGTGACGGTGGTGCGGTTGTAATCGGTGTTAGAAAGCCGCTTTTCAACCCGAATGGTTGAAGTCGAGGAGTGGTCCCCTGTGGTCAGGGTTGAGCCAGCCACTGTGGCCGTGTTGATGGCCGTGCCGCGAATGTTGGTCTTGACCACATCGCCGGCTGTTTCGGCCTTCTCGGCGCTCAAGGTCACAAAGGTGATTCCGTCTAAAGTGAAACTTGACCCCGTGAAGTCTCCCAAAATCTGAGCAGACGCCTCGGCGCGGGGATTGTAAAAGCGAATGGCCGGTGGCGCGGTGCTCGCGCTGCCGCTCTCGATAAGCTGCTCGTCCACCTGCGCGGTGATGGTTGCGTTTAGAACGTCATCCGAGCCAATGGCTCCCGCTCCAAAAGTAGTGCCAACCGTTTCGGTGGTTGTCTCCGTGCGGACGTATTTGGAAAGAATGGTCGTGGTGACGCCGTTCTTGTCTTGGACAAGCAGTTTCTCAAAGGTTTTAGAGGTGGACTTGGAAAATGCACCCGAAACGCCGTAGACGATAGCCATGCCCTCGCGGGCGGTGTCAACTTCCCGAGTTCACTTGCGCCCACAGGGTCAGGGCCAGCACATCAGAAATGCGGTTGCTGTCTGTGTCGTTGGTGTGCGTTCCCTCGATGACGCCAGCCACGGTGACATTTGACGAGGTAAAATCCTGCGTTGTGAGCAGGCGCAGGGTGTCCTGCACTTGGCGGACGGCGGCAACGTGGCCCGTCGAATCGGCCCCGTTTGTGATAACGTGAACGGTAGCTTGCGCTTGGTAGCGCGCCAACTGCGGGAAAGGTTTGGACGCTGACAGGCAGGCAGCCACAATACGGGAGCCGGCGGCGGGCGCTTCGTTGTAGTAGGGCTGCACCGAATAATCGTCAGTGACGGCCTCGGGCAACTCGGCCACTAGGTGCGCGGTCAGGATTTGCTCGACCTCATGGCGCAGGCTGAAGTCCTGCGGGTCTGCATTGGTTGGCCCTGTCGGCGTAGTCCCAATGCGGTCGCCGGCCACGGCAGCCAAGCGAAAGGAGTCGGCTTGGTGGTTGGCCGAGGTTTCGCTGGCCAACTCGGAAAGCGCCCAGCCGTAGAGGGTGTAATCGCTTTGCGCGGCGTTGATCGATGCCAAGCTCGGGTTGGTGTTGGTATCGTCCATCAACTTGGCCAGCGCCCCCACCCTGTTTTTGTGGGCGGTTTGCCAGCCGCTTTCGTTGCTCGCAGAGCTAACCACAGAAATGTCCACGTTGATGCGAGAGCCTTGTCTGGCCCCGCCTTCCAAGACTTCGCTAGAGTTGGCTTGCACAATAACGGCGGGGTAAGACAGCGACTCGGCTGGAATGCCGCTGCGAATGGACGCCCCGACCAAAGACGTGCCACTGACGCCCGAGGTGATCCAATTCGCAAAGCTAGCTTCAATTTCGCGGTTAATCATGCTGCCTTTGCCACCTTGCCAACCCGTTTTTCAAATTCGGCTAGGATGTTTTCTTTGCGGAGGTTTAGAAGGAACTGAATGCTGCCCTTGTTGATCTTGGTCGAGGCTACTGGGTTTTCGTTGATCAACTCGACGAACATATTGTAGGGATCGCCGTCGCTCACGCGGCCTTTGCCCATAGCGCGGTCTACATTGTTCCTGACAAAGCGCGGCACACTGACCCCGAGATTGGCCTGGTCTGCGGCTTTGGCCCACCCGGCCTTGAGCAGGCCGACCCTCTTAATTGTGTCGCTCACATATTGATTGTAGGCCGTCTTCTTCAAAACGATCTGCGCCCATTGTGAGCGCCCCACCTTGCCCCTAGAACCACGGCGGCTTTGGTGCAGCATGGCGCTTGGTTCGTCAGCAATGTGCTCAATGCGACCAAGGCGAGGGTCAGAAAAAACGCTGGCCTGCCTTGTCTGCGAGTAGGCTTTAACTGGTTTGCCGTTGCGAACGTAGCTGCTCACTTGCACAGATGTTGGCGCTTGGCCGTTTACAAAGTCTTTGGCCTTTTGCAGCTCGCCGTTGCGGATATAGCGATTAAAGGCAGTCTTGTCGCCGCGCTTACCGTTTTGCCCGAGGATGGCCGCGATAGTGCCGCGCTGGGCGAACACTTTGCTAATGTCTCGCGCCACGGCAAAATCACCAATGGCCTTTGCGCTGTCCCCATCGCCCTGTGGCGCGGTGATGGAAACCAAGCCAAAGCCGCTGTCACCCGCGACTAAAAGACGCCCCTGGCGGCGCATTTCAAGCGACACTTCCCTTTTGGTGGCGTTGACGAACTTCGGCACAAACTCGCGCAGCTCGTCCAAGCTTATGGTCAAATTGATTGCGGCCATAGAAGCCCTTACTCTGCCAGCCCGCCGGCAGTGATCTCGACCACGGCCTCGTCTTTGTTGACCGCCAGCACTTGCAGCTCTTGGCCGCGCACCGTAATTCGCGACCAGATCGTCGGCACTGCGGCGTTAATGTTGGCAAAGCTCGGCTCAAAGACGCTGGCCGGCAGCCCGACTTGCACGCTGCGGATCTGGCGCACGCCGCCCTCGGCCAACTCGTCCCTCTCGTCCACGCTGCCCACAATGGCCTTGAAGCACACGGCTCCAATCGTGACCACCTCGCCGCCAAGGTCAGTAATTGCGCCAATGCCAAGGACGTGCGCCGTATCTAGTTGGGTGGCCATTCTCTATGGCTTGGAGTCAAAGGCATCAGGGTTCCTGCGCTTAAAGATTTCTAGCCCATACTTGTAACCCTCTGAGCTGTTTTCTATGGCGTAAGTGTCATCGGTTGGAACGGCTGGATTGAAAAACGGATGCTCATGCCGAAAGACGATTTCGCTTGGCACTATCCACCCGTGTTTTTTTGCTCGGTGGGTGAACTCGTTGTCGCAAAACACGCCGCGATATTCGCCACTGACAATGCCGCCCTTGTGTCCCATCGCCGCCAGGGTCGGGCGGGTGACGCAAAAAGTGATCAGCAAATCGTCGGTGCGGTATCCGTCACCAATTTGCAACACCGCCGGCCTGTTTAGCTTTTCGGCCAGCGCCTGCCAGATCAATTCATCCCAAAACAGGCAGGGCTCAAGATCGTCTTGTATGGTCAAAATGATTTTGCCGCTGCTTGATCGCACTGCGGCGTTGTAGTTTTCGACCAAAGTTCCGCCCACGGCGTCTAAGTTCCCGGCGGGTGAAAGCGCGTGGCGAAAACGCCCCAAAATGTCCCGTGTCTCGGTGTCATCCTCGGAAAACCCAAAGATGTATTCGACGCTTTGCGGGTCTTTGGCTGCCTCCAACCACTTCTTGCGCGTCTCGGCGGCTTGTTGCGGCCTGCCCCGAGTCGGGTGGCACACGCTGATCTTGGCCCCGCACTTCTTAAACCACTCCAACTCAAACTGATCGCCCTTTTCGGTTTCTCCGTTGGCGCGCAGGGCGCAGGCATAAAGCCCGACGCCTCCAAACCCATAGACAACCGGGCGATGCGTCCACGGCACAATCTCAGGCACAGGCAGGGCCATAAAAGCCCTGGCATAAGCCAGCGCATCTTGGTTCTCTCCGTTGTCCAAGCTGGTGGCCGCAAGCTGCGCCAGTGCCTCCCTGCGCCAAGGCGAAACCTTGTAGGCTTCATGCAGGAGTGACTTTTTGGCGGCGAACACTGGTGCTCGCATGGCGAGTTGCAAATAGAGTTCGTAGCGTTCATCTCCCGAGAGCCCGTCATGTTTGAGTGCCTCGATGGCCAGCTCCATGCCCCGCGCATCGTTCTTCATGCCGAAATTCTCTAGGCTTCCGTAGAAAAGCCAGCGCGGGTCTTTGTCCCAATCGGGCTGCGCTGCGATGATGCGCCAGTTGCGGGCGTTGCCCTGCTTTTCGGCGGCGGCATCTTTCTTTTCGTCGGGCGCGTGAACAATGCGGCAGTCCTCCCAGCGCACCTGGCCGTCTCCAGACTTATCAAAGGGTTCTAGGTGTTCATGCACCGCGCCCTCCCACTTGGCCGTCCCAGCCTTCCAGACGCGCTCGCGCAAGAGGTTGAGGCCATTATTGGTCAGACGGTAGGGAATCATAGCAATCGTGTTGCTGGGGTCCGTCTCGCGCAAATGCTGGAGGATGGTGTTGCAGGAGTCGGGCTCAATAACATCGTCAGTATCAGCCCACATGAGCCACTGGTGGCCGTCTGCCTCGGCCATGTCGGTGGCCATCTGCCGGGCGGCGGCGAAATCGTCAACGTGGTCCCAGAACTGAAAAGCCTCGGCGTTTTTGTATTCGCCTGTTTTGCACCCCATTTCTCGGGCAATGTCTAGAGAGCGGTCTGGCTCCCTGCCCCCACAGGCGCGAACAACGTAAATGTGAGGCGTGAGATTTTGGAAAGCCTTGATAAAACGCCCGATATAACCCTCGCTATTTCCGCAAATAGCGACCAACGCCAGAGAATGCTGTGTGTCCATTCGCGCACGGCGTGCTTGTCAACGAAACCAAAAGCAAAACCCCCGGCTGATGCCGGGGGCTTGCTGAACACACAAACCAGAACCAATCTTTAGGCGCTGCGACCCAGAATCTTGAGCCCGGCAGTGATGCCGTAAGTGAATCCGCCGACCACCTCGAAGTTGAGGAAGTGGGTGCCGTTCGCCGTGTTGTAGTGGCGACGATACCCGAGGCCGATGCCGCTGACGGGATCAACGATGGTGCGGGCCTCCAGATACTCTGAAGGAGCCTGCGGGGCCAAGGTGCGAACCGCCACGGCGATGGCCGAGGGATGCACCGCGAAGCCCGCGAGTGTGATGCCGCTGCCCACGCTGGTGGAGGGAATCAGGGTGCTTTCGTAGACATCCATGCCGGCGATGCGGCGGATGTTGCCTTCGCGCACGCCTTCGGGGCCGAAGTTCAAGTTAGCTAGGATGTTGGTGCTGTCGGACAGCAACGCATCGTAGAGGTCGGGATCAAGGAAGAGCGCCCGATCATTCATCGGAGCCTTGGCCTTGGTCAACTCCAAGCGCGCTTTGCGGACCTGACTCATGCCAAAGCTGGCGACGGTCGAGCTGGTCGCAATGGCACCGTAGTTGGCCGTGGTGATCATGGCCCACGCGCCGCTGATGAAGGCCTGGGCAACCGCACGGCCCTGCTCTGCGCCGATTTGCGCGAGCATCTGGGGAGTGAGGGCCGAGGACTTGCTCCACTGGGTGTCCGTGAAATCAACCGTGGACAAGAAATGCTTGTCGATGGTGACTTCGCGGGCCGTTAGGGTAACGTCTCCGTCCGCGCCTTCGTAGGTGTTGGCGAAGGTGGTGGCAGTGATCGAGCTGATGAGCGGGATGCTCACCACTTCGCCCTTGCGCGCTGCTTCGGCGTTATAGTTAACGGAGAAGGCGGACAGGGGATGCAGGGAATCAACAAACGCTTTGAGCGCCGCTGAACTGATGATGTCGTCGTTTAGACCAGTGATGGAAGCCATGATGTTTTACTTGTTGTTTTTGAGTTTGCTGATGAGGGAAAAGTCGCGGGCTTCAAGAGCCTTGCGAACGATTTCAAATTTAGTGGCGCGGTCGCCAAAGGCGTAAGCGTCTTCGACAGAAACGGCAGAACCGTTGCCGCTGATCGCGTTGTCGCCGCGAGCGGCGAGTTCGACCTCAAGGGCCGAGAGCTTGTTAAGAGCCGCGTCAAGCTTGGCCGACATTTCCGAATCAACGGGAGCGGCAACAGGAGCGGGTGTTTCGTCTTGCGAAGCGGCTAGGCCGTCCACGGTGGATTTGAGATCAGCAACAGAAGCGGCCAACGATTCGATGGCGGCTTGAGCGTCGAACTCAACTTTTTCAATAGGTGCGGTATTGCCCATGCCCACTGCGGCTGTGTCAACTTGTGGTTCTGATCCTGCGCGAAATACGCCGTCAGGATTGGCTGCCGGGCGGCTGACCAGATCCACGCTGACCAACTCGGCCACCCTGGCGAAACGCTTGCCGTCCTGCTCGTCAGGCTGGCCGCTGAAAGTCATGCTGAAGCCCACGCGGTTGGGCGCTTTGTTGAGAATCTCTTGGTAAAAAGCTGCCTGGGGATGAGAGCCGAGCAGCTCTAGGTCTGCGCGCAGTTGGTCTTCGACAATGCGGAAATTGGCCAAGAAGCCGATGAGGGAATCAATGCTTTCGTCGTGATCGACAAACACTTTGACCGGGCTGCCCACCTTGCCGGCCTCTTCGGCCTGCAACAGTGTTACGTCATCAACCATCATGCTGTGGCCGAGCGCGGGGCCGACCGTTGCCACGCTAATGCCTTCAAATTTGAGCGAGTCCATACTCGCTTGCCCTCATGTCAAGCGGTCGGCTTGTCAGTCTTCTTGCGGCGGTAAAGGCGTTTGCGCTTTTTAGGCAGGGCAAGTTCTGTTGGTTCTTGCTTGGCTTCTAACTGTGGCTCGGCCACTGCGGGCGCTTGCGGTTCTTCAATAATTACTGCCTGCGGCTGCGCCTGCTCCACGCCGATCATTACGCCGAGGTCGGCGGCAAACTCGCGCTCGGCGGCGATCTCAGCTACCGCCTCTTTCCAATCAATGCCCTGTTCGCCAAAATAGTCCGAAAGGGTCATCAGCCCCGCCTTCACGTCATCGCGCCGGGCGGTGGCCTCGCGGCCCACGTCCACGGTGATCGAGCGCGGGGTCTGCCAGCCGACTTGCTGCCAGCCGGCCACCATTGGCAACTCGCGGCGAGAGATGGCGCGGGCGATAGCGTAGCGCCAGAGTTTCGACAGGAAGGCATTTACCAGCACATCCTGGCGGGCGGCAAAGCAACGAGCCGCCTTCTGAATAATAAACCGCTGCGCCACTCCACCGATGGCCGAAGTATCCCACACAAATTCGTAAGGCAGACCAAGGCCGATGGCCGCTGCGCGGATGTATTGCTCAAGGTGCTTGTCGAGCTTCTCGTTCGGCCTATTCATTACGAAAGACTGAATGTCCTCCGAGTTTTTCATGCGAGGAACCAAGCCGCCGCCGAAAATGCTTTCGCGGGTCAGGTTGCCGTTGCTGTCTTTGCTGAAGTCGCCAAGGAATCCTTCCGCGCCGATGTTGCCCGTGGCGTTTTTGATGACGAGGCCGATGCTGCTGCCGGCCTTTGCCGCCATCATCTCAAAGCGGAGCAGCTCGTCGCGGTCTAAAACACTGTTGAGCGCCACGCCGATGGCAGGATAGCCGCGCACCTGGTCTGAGCGTTCTGGCTCGTAGACGTGCAGCATCACGTCTGCTTTCACCTCGCGGTGTCTGCGCGGGTATTCGTCGCCTTCCCCGATGAAATAGCCCAGCGGACGCTGAAACTTGTCCAGCTTCACGCCATCCACCACCCCGGCGTTGCCCGCCGCCGTGTCGGGCGACTCAATGCGGTGAGACTCGACGATCTGAACGGCAGGAGCGCCATCCGACTTGGCGGTTAGGACTGCAAAGATTTCCCCGTCGCGGTCAATGGCCTCCGAAACGAGCATCTGGAGGGAGCGCATATCGTGACGGCCACTGATCTCGGGCGAGCGCGCCCAATTTTCCCACCACTGCTCTGCTGCATCGTCCCACCCTTGGTCGCCTGACATGGCTTGCGGGCGGATGCCGATGCCGCTGCCCACCGAATACATCGCTTTGTCACGCACCGCGCCCCTGACTATCGCGTTGTTGTAGAAACACTTGCGCGATAATGCCATGAGGCGGGTGCGGTCATAGGAGGAAAGGTCAACTTTGGAGTCCTGCGCTTGGGCGTAAACCCAGCCGCGCTCTTCGCTGCGGTGGTTGACGGCCTCGATCATCCTTGAGAACCCAAAGGCGGCGGCAACGCGGTCAACAAATCTGGTCGGCTTGGTCTTCATGTTCTATTGGGAAAGCGCATCTGGCTGACGCGGGAGTTGCCGATTGTGCCGGCGTTAATGGCCAAGGCTGTTTCGATTAGGCCCAGCATATCCCAGCAGGAATAGGTTTGCTGAAGGGTGACGCTGCGCCCGCCGACGCTGGAGCTGACCACAAATGCCTGGCTGGCCCCGCCAGACAGGATCTGCGCTTTGCAAGACGCCTTAAGTTGCGCCAGTTCGGCTGCGCTAAAGACTTCGGATAAAATGGCGGCGTCCGTCACGCACTCGCGGTGTGTGTCAAAGAGCCGACTTCCTGCGCTTGGCCCACATGGCCAACGCCGCAGCGCGGGCCTGATCAGAGGTTCTAGCCTTAGACGCACCGCGCCCGGCAGATCCACCAAGCCGCCCCGCTTTGGCGGCGTCAATAACTTTAGGCAGCTTTTTTCCGCAATGTGGGCATTTCATAATTTACTTCCGTGTCGCAAGCCGCCCGCCACCCAATAAACTGAGGGAAGCGCGGTGCGTCCTTGGCCCCGCTGGGCTGGTGTGAAAACTTAACGATGCGCCCGACAAGCGATGTCCTGTGACGCCAAGCGATTTCTCGGTCTAATCCTCCAGCAACATGATTGTAGGCAAGGCGAAACTCAACGCCCGTATCAAGCACGCGAACAATAAAGCCACCAAGCTCGCCGCGCCCGGCCATTCCTGCTCCGGCTGCACTGCGCTTGGTTCTGCCAAAAGCGTCAAGCGTTGGCGCGTTTTGATTGCTCAAGCCTTCGTAAGTGTCAATAACCACACCTTCAGAGTCCTCAAAACGCTTAACCTTAAACAGCCATCCCTCGCGCTCGGTTGATCGTCCGCATTTATACGGCCCCATTGGGTCGCGCACCATGATTCCCTCAAATCCCCGCAAAACGCAAAACTGCTCATATTTTGAAAGATCCTCATGGTTGTGGATCAAGGCTGGCAAAACCTTTTCCATGCGGTCGGCATTGGGCAAGCCCTCCAAAGACTTTACCCTTTGAAAATATGGCTCGGTGGGATCAACAACAAAATCAAACGCGCAGAAAAGAAAGTCCGGCTGGCCGTGGTGGCGTCCAATCCCGCTGCTAATCTCGGAAAAATTGCCGTGTCTAAGCATGATTTCCCCGTCGCACCCGTCTGGCACATTTGCCTCGATCCAATCCCTTGCAAATATATTTGGAACGGGCTTGAAAGACCTGGTTAATGCGCGGCCCCCGAGCTTTATGCACCGTATGCCGTCAAGTTTTGGTGTTGCTAAAACAGGAAAGCGGACGCTGCTGGGAATGTAGCGCGCTGCAAGCATTGGCCTGCTAATGATCTGCGTGTTCATGCGCCCAAGATAACGCAAACAGCTTGCGCGTCAAGTGCTGTTTTTACTCTGTTGGAGTAGCGTTTGCCGCCGAATACTGCGACATGATGGAGTCAATAAGCACTAGGCCCATCTTTTCACAGTCGGCCAGATGGTTCTCCCCAAGGCGGGTCCACTTGGCCACACCCTCTTTCTCGACCAGCGCCTCGCCCTGCAACTGCGTCACATAGTCCTTGGCAATGTCCCTCGGCAGATACCATTTGCCCCGCCCGTCGCGGAGCACATCGTGGTAAAGCCTCGCCTGCCAAAACTCGGCGTCGAATTGAAGCATCCAAATATTGTGGCCAGCCCCAAGAATCTGCTGGAACTTCCACGGCTCGCGCAGTCCCTGGCTAACCGTGCGCCCCTTGGCCGCGCAGAAGAGGCCACCCGAGCGTGCGACAAAATCGTAAACCCCTGCCGGCGTCTTGGCGGCGTAGCCCGAATCTACTACCCCCTTAAAGCATTTGTAGTGGCGAAACTTTTCCATGATCAAGTCCCAGCCAATCGCTGCGCCGTAATCAACCAAGTAGCTGCTGCCATCCTCGTGCAACTCGCGGATGATCCACCACAATTCGGTCTGTTGAACGTCCACGGACATAATGCGGCCCAGCATCTTGCCTTCGGGCGGCTCTCCGATGGTGTATCGAGGCGAGGCGTCCACCCGCTCGCGGATCATGGCCGTGGTGATAAGCGAACCAGCAGCTTTCCAAGGCAGGGCCAGCTCACGGTTAAAGAAGTCCTGCAACCCGCCGGGCGTTTCGCGGTCTTGAAGAAATTTGACGGCCAGGTCCGACCACTTGCGCCACGGCGCGTAGAGTGACGATAGGTGATAGCTTCTGCGCCCTGGTTCTGCGGCAAGGTCAGTTGCCCGCCACTCGCCGCGTTCTAACATCTCCGCCTTGTCGGCCTCGGTGTGCGCGTGGTTGCAGGCCGGGCAGTGGCATCGCGCCGTTTCTGCAACGGCTTCCATGTTCCACGCGGAATCTTGCTTGGCCTCCTGCGACCATTTGATTGTCTCCCACTCCATGACAAAGGCTTCGCCGCAGCCGGCGCACGGCACAAAGTATTTGCGCTGGTCGCCCTTGAGCCATTCCTCCCAGATCGCGCCGTCTTCGTAGGTCGGGGTCGAGGTCGTGATGATGATGTGCTGCGGATAGGTGGCCACGCGGGCCTCGGCCAACTGCAAGGGCGCTGACTCCTTGCCGCCTTTCGCCGGGAACTTGTCTAGCTCGTCCATGCACAGGGCGGCAATCGAACGAGAGGAAAGCGAGGCCGGCGAGTTGCTGCCCGTGAACCAAACGCTCATTCGGTCAAAGTGCTGCTCTAAAAGTCTATACTTGTCAGGGTCTGGCTCCTTGTGCCGCGCCAGCGTCGGGTTCTGGTCAATGAGCGGCATCCACCGCGTTTCAGAAAATGACCTGGCCAAGTGCGTGGACGGCATGACCCACAGGCAGGGCGCAGGGTCATTGTCTAACTTGTAGGCCATGCCCACGATGATTGCGGTGGTCTTTGAGGTCTGCGCCCCCCAGACCAAGGCCAGCCGGCGCACACGGTCATCAGCAAAGCATTCCAGCACCTCGCGCACATAAGGCGTGCGAGTCGTAAGGTAGCTGCCGGGTTTGTTGGTGATGCGTTCGGATAGCTTGAGGTTGCCCTCGGCCCACTCGACCACCCCGAGCTTGGGAGGCTCAAGGGTCACGGCCCTTGCCTCACCCCAGGCAAAGTCTAAGCCGTGGCGGTCGCCTCGCTCAAGGAGCTGGGCAATGTCCCCAGATGCTTCTTCATCAACTCCGTGGCCTGCCGGCCCCAAGGGAACGTCGAGAAATCCTGCCTCAGTGCCGAGATTAGCGAACGAATAGCCGCTACTGTCTCCTGCTTGTTGAGCGTTGCGTTCTTCATCGCCAAAAATGCTGCCAGCTCCTGCTCGGCCTGCGCTGCCGCCTTCCGACTGTCGCGCCAAGCCCCGGCCAGCTCGGCCACTGATCGGCTGTTCATGTCCTGGCTGTTCGCTGCCGCTTTCCATAGCTCGTAGTGTCGGATTTCCCCCTCGGCTGCGCGATCCAGCCTTGGCCTTGCCCCCATTGCTAGGTTTTCCGAGGCCACCAGCCCGCTTATTCTTGCCCCTTTGTTTCGGCGGACGTTGGCCGCTACCCACGCCTTGGCCGCGTCCACCGAGTCCACCGGCATCCCCCGGCTTTTCCAGATCGACACGCTCGCTGGATTTGAGTCCAGCGCGTTGGCTAATTGGATTTGGGTCAGGGCCATTGGGCATTAGTTGAGGCTTTTGCGAGTCGCATTATCAAAAAGGCTTATTGAGACAAGGTTGGGGCTGATAGTTGTTTATCCCGACCATTCGCAAAAAATTATGGGCCATTTTCTGCCTGTCGTGACCTCCA